TCTCAAGTTCCTTGGAACTACGGAAGATTAAAATGGTATGGAAGGACTGAATAATGACTGAAGAACAAGTTAAAGCACTAATCAAGCAAATGATTGCAGACGGTGACTTAGTAATAGAAGTTGTTAATGTAATCGACAATGAAGAAACAAACACAGGCCACGAAGAGTTAAAACTCGTAGCGAAATACTAATGTGTGAGTTTTGTAATGGTGAGTGTATCTGTAAGTAGACTTCTTACAGTCATTCTATTTTTATTTGTTGGTACTGCTTTTGCAAACACAAATACAGTTAGTTCATCAAACACTGTAACAACTATTGATAAAACTCCGCCTACGGCTTCAAGCCCTAGCATGAATACAGTCAATAGTGATATTTGTAAAACAGGAGTAGCAGGAGCAGTACAAACGCAAGTCTTAGGAATAAGTAGTGGCTTAACTATAAGAGACAAGAATTGCGAAATGCTTAAATTATCTCGCATGCTTTATCAGCAAGGGCTTAAAATCGCCAGTGTTTCTGTGTTATGTCAGGATAAACGTGTCTGGGTCGCAATGAAAAATGCAGGCACATGGTGTCCGATAGACGGAAAAATTGGTGAAGAAGCCAAAGAGTTGTGGCTTGCATCACCTGAGTTACGGCCTGATTTTGAAGATTTAGAACTAGAAGAACCACAACAGGAGTTTTCGGATGCTGACCACATTGCGTTGTATAAGACTTTGTTTCTTATTACTACTGGTTTGCTTTTATTCTAAAGCAGAAGAAATAGATACTGGCAACATAGTAACTCCTGCTGACGAATGGACATTGTATGATGAAGCATCTACTACTAATTGTAGTTATTCTAATCCTTTGTTAGACGGTGAAGTTTGTACTGGTAACTCAAGTGTACGTGGTTCATATAACGAAACAGACGGTGGCGGTATTATTAGTGAAGAATACTCGCTTATTGAACAAGGTCTAAGTGTTGCAGAAATACAACAGGGTTTTGATTTTCAATATGGTGCATCTATAGAAAGTCATAGGTCTAATTTAACTGTGCCTTCTTGCGCTAATACTAACGGAGATTGTAAAGATTATTTTAGTATCACATTATTTCTTAATGATGATACAGGAACACTAATAAATAAATACGAACATCTAGTAGAAATGAACTATGTAGGTGTTCAAGATTATACATACTCACAATCTTTGTCAGAAAATACATACGAAGATGTAGTATTTAAAATGGATATTTGGTCTGTTGATGCAGGTTACACTAGCGGTATGTTTGGCGGAATTATTAGTGACCCTTTTCTAAGTATACAATATCAAACAGTAGATATTATTACTGATATTATTTTAGATGTTGTAGATGATATTTTATCTGAAGACATACAAATAGAACAAGTATCGTTTGACATTGTTGTCGAAGATTTTTATGCAGAAGATTTAAGTTTTGAGATTGACCTAGAGCCTGTAGAAGAGATTGAGGTCATGGAAGTAGAGACTGTTGAAGCTGAAATAGAAATGGAAATTGAAGCTGAGATAATGGAAGAAATGGCAGAAGAAGTAGAAGAGCCTGTAGAAGAAACAACTGATGAAGTTGAAGAACAAGAAGCACCTAAACCAAAAGAAATAAAACAAAAGGTTGCTAACAAATTAATGGCTAGTCAGAAAGATAAAATGTCTAACGAAGCACAAACTACAGGTATTGCACTTATGGTTATATTAGCTGACAATGATTTTAGTAGCTATACAAGTCAGCAAATTACCGACACACAAGTTTATCAAGAAGTAGATTTATATATAAATCAAAGTATAGAAGACGTTAATCAAGGGATGTTATATATGGATTATTTATCAATGAATGAATTATTAGATTTACAATGGAAGTAGAATACAAAGGAATATCTATGAAGGGTGGAAAACTCTTCATCATTATCTCTTTAATAGGAACTCTTGGTGGTTTTTCTTGGACTGCTTTTACTTATTATCAGAAATTTTTAGATATGGAAAAGGCTATTACAGAATTTGTTAGCCCTGACCTGAGCAAGTATGACGAGCAAATAGCAGTGTTACAGTCAGAAATATCAACAGTTTTAGAAGAAGTTAGCTTAGTCAATGATGTAGCTAGCCAAATGCAGATAACAATTAGAGATGATATAAAAGATATTAAGCAAGACGTAAGGTCAATAGACAAAATTGTTAATGACATTGAAGATAGAGTAAAAGCAAACGAAAGAGAAATATCACAAGATTTTAAAATTCTAGAGGAAGAACTAGATTTAAAAATAAATAAAGCACTAAATAATCCACTATCAGGGATTAAATAACAACGAAAGGAAAACACTATGCAAGAAGCAGATATATCGCAATACCACAGTTTACAAAAAAAGTATGATGAAAGGGGTATAGGTCTAAACACCGCCCTAGACTTACTAGAAAAAGCAAATGAGAAACTAAAAGACTATCGAAAAGAAATACACGAATTAAAAGAAGAATTAAAAAGTCATGCCAAGTAATAATATAACTCTAGATTTTAAAGTAGATAAACTACTAAATAAACTAGAGTTACTTGACAAAAAAGTAGACAAAAATTCTAAGGATATAGAAGATTTAAAAAAGTCAGTAAATATGGGTAGAGGGTCAATCCGTACATTAATAATTATGGGTGGCCTAGCTACTGCTATTGTTACATTATTTAAAATATTTGCAGGACAACAATGAGTAATAAAGAAGAACAACTTAATCAGTTGCATAGTGAACTAACGCAAAAGTTACTAGAGAAAGTACGTGACCCTGACTGTAAAGCTAGTGACCTTAATGTTGCTAGACAGTTTCTAAAAGATAATGGCATAGAAGCTATACCAAATGATGAAAGCCCTCTTAAGGACTTAATGAAAGAACTACCGTTTAAAATTAATGCAACCGCATCAAATACCTGATGCTCTAAGAGATTTTAGAAATTTTTTATACTTAGTATGGAAACATCTAAATCTACCTGAGCCAACAACTATACAGTTTGACATAGCTGATTATATAGCCAGTGAAGAAAGCAGACAGATTATATCTGCATTTAGAGGTGTAGGTAAATCTTGGATAACTTCTGCATACGTATTGTGGAGATTATTATTAGACCCTAAGTTAAATATCTTAGTTGTATCAGCTAGTAAAAATAGAGCAGACGATTTTAGTACATTTTGTCTAAGACTATTGTCTGAGATGCCGTTGTTACTACATCTAAAACCTACTGAAAATCAACGACAATCTAAGATTTCTTTTGATGTTGCACCTGCTTTAGCATCTCACCAACCAAGTGTAAAATCTCTAGGTATTACATCACAGTTAACTGGTAGTAGAGCAGATTTGATTGTTGCTGATGATATTGAAACGTCAGGTAATACACAGACGCAGTTTATGCGAGATAAGCTATCAGAAGCTATCAAAGAGTTCGAAGCTATTATAAAGCCCTTAGAAACGTCTAAAATCGTGTTTTTAGGCACACCTCAGTGTGAGCAAAGTATTTACAATAAGTTACAAGAACGTGGTTATAAAGTTAGGTATTGGACTGCTAGATATCCTAGTGAAGAACAACTAAAAAGTTATGGCTCTAACCTAGCACCTATTATACAAAATACATGGTCTACAGAAGAAGTAGGTAAATCTACAGAACCTTCTAGATTTGACGATAAAGATTTACTTGAGAGAGAAGCTAGTTACGGAAGACTAGGTTTTAACATGCAATTTCAGTTAGACACTACTCTATCTGATTTACATAAATATCCTCTTAAGTTATCCGATTTGGTCGTTATGAACCTGAACCCTGATAATGCACCTGAGAAAGTAATATGGGCTTCTTCCCCTGAGTTACAACATAATGATTTGCCGAATGTAGGGTTAATGGGAGATGCCTATTTTAGACCTATGCAGATACAAGGCGAATGGTTGCCGTATCAAGGTTGTGTAATGTCTATAGACCCTTCAGGTAAAGGCAGAGACGAGACCGCATATTGTGTTACAAAGTTTCTAAACGGTAATATATTTTTAGTAGATATCGGTGGATTTAATGCAGGATATACAGAATAT